TTCATACCACGCTTCATAAAACTCTGACAGTGTCTCCCGTTTTTCTTCTGGAGATTTTTTAGTCACACGGCTACTTCTTCGGTTGAAATCTTATCCGCGGCGGTAGCCAGCGCAGCCCGACGGTCAACTTCGGTCTCTAGGCATTCGAGAGTCTCAGAAACGTTACCCATAACTATCAAGAAGGCAGCAAGGGACCGTTCGCCAAGAACCTTCTCAGTAGCCTCGTCAGCGAATGCGGCAACTTTCTCAGCATTACGACTGTAACGCTTTTGCATTGCCTGATAACGCAGCGTGGTCCTTTTAAGCCACTTGTTCAATTGCGCCCAAGTGGAATGTTGAAGCTTAAACGCCAGCTTTACTTCTCTCGGTTTTTGCTGAAGGATCGAAGTGAAATGTTTTTCGAGAGCGTCCCGGAACATCCGGCGTTCTCTTCCGCTGAGATTCACCTTGTGGCGTATCAGCATTTCGGTTGCAACCTCGCGGGGCATTACACTACGGTCCGCCTCTTGAACATTAGTCCGTTCCATCCACTGTTCCACGGTTTCACTTTTTTTCATTGGATTCAGTTTTGTTCTTGACTGGTTTAAGCTTGCGGGCCCTCGCACTCTTTAAGAGTTTCGAGCATTCAGCCGATTTTGACCATCCATTAATGGCCTGGATTGTTCCTAAGTCGTGCATATAATTTTTTACTTCCAACACTGTAACACAGACCCTGGCGTCTTGTCACATTTTTCTTCATTATACCAGCCTTTGCGCCAAAGCCCGGAAAGCCGGAGAAACCAGTCGTCAAACAGGGGTTTAACCGCCGGGAGAGAATACAGTTCTAGCGCATTCCGACGGATTTTATTCGGAGAAAGTTTCTCACAATAAACTACGGCTTGACACGCTTCTGACAAAGTGCGGAAACGAAAACCTGTTTCGCAATGCTTCACGGTTTCCGGGAACGCGCCCCAGTCAGTGGCAATGACGGGAGTGCCGGATATCATTGCTTCGACGGCGACGCCTCCGAACGGTTCGTGGTAGGTTGTGGGAACCAGCAAGGCCCGTGCCCCGGCCAATAAAGAAGACCTTTCGGAAATCCCCACTGGTCCGACATACTCCGCATTCTTAATGGTGACTTCAGGCGCGACGATGTCCGACCCGACTTGTTTTCCCCCCGGACCTGCCACTAACAAAGGCAAGCCGACGCGGCCCGCGATTTCACTGGCGATATGCACCCCTTTTCTGTGAGTGAGCCTCCCAAGATACAAGAGATACTTTCCATTCTCTTTGTTTACATTAGGAAAATCGTCTGGGTCAAAGTAGTTTGGAATAACGCAATCATACCAGCGTCCGTCTTCAATATTTTTCTTTGCATAAACGTGATTCATCCACGAGTAACTTTCAAACGCGCACTTATCCGTGCAAATTCCCAGATATCCAACGCCGGGTTCGCAAGTGATATAGTTGGGGAATGCGTCCTGTATTGCGCGGAAGGTCCAGCCGCCAGTGAGCAGAATGAGAGTGTCTTTCTTGTCCCCGAGCCTGTTAGTCATCTCGGCAATCACGTTTCGCATGAAGACGGCGGATTGCTGTTCAGTCGGCCAGACGGGTAGCCGTGACATGTCATCCTTACCAAAGGTATCTTCGCGGGTTTGCTTCGTCAAGCACGGAACTAATTCAGCGCCGGGAACAGGCGGACCCTCGGGAGCATAGACGCGGATGCGATAATTTTGGCCCATCATCTTGGAAAACTTGAGAACTTTCGCAGTGAAGGCACAGCCGCAGAATTGGGGGGAGACCTCAGTGTGGGGCAAGGAAACAATGTGTAAATTCATGTGTGTGTTACCAGCAAGACATGATTACTAATCCATCCCCTCCCCTTCCCCCGTTCCCTGCGCCCGCCGTAGTTACGCCTCCGCCTCCGCCGCCGCCGCCAGAGCCGAACCCGCCGTTGCCCCCCGCTCCCGGGGCTCCAGAGGCCCCAGAGGTTCCTCCGCCAGTCCCACCACATGCTATAATCGAAGGAGACAAAAGATTAAATCCTGTCGAGCCGGGAGTAGCTGCGCCTGCATCTCCGCCTACGCCGCCTGCAATCGCGGTAAGGAACGGCAAAATAGATGCTGACATAGCGCCACCATTAAAGTTTGCGTTACCCGTCCCAACACTTCCCCCTCCCGTCCCTCCGCTTACAAGATAATACGAGTTATTCATAGCGGTTAGCGCACCGCCGTTTGCGCCAACTGCGCCCGCGATTGCACCCGCCGCTGAACCTACTGGGCCCGCATTAAAAATCATAGCCCCGAAAGCGCCTAATCGCATAGAAGCCAAAGTAGCCCCTGACCCAGTAGTTCCTGCGGCACTGCTACCCGCCGCTAATCCGGCCTTTCCTCCGCCCGGAGCATTTGCTCCAGAACAACAAAGCACGACGTCCCCAGACGTAGAGCCGCGCACCGCCGAAACAAATGAATTCGCACCACTATCGCCAATAACTGGAACAGTTCCTCCGGCCCCTCCATTTCCACCCACTCCGACTTGAACAAAAAGGATTTCAGGAACGCAAATAAGCGGGATTATTAATGTAGTCATACTGCCCGCGGAACCCCCGCCTCCTCCGCCCCTCCCGGAACCCGCGGCACCTTGAAATCCTCCTCCTCCGCCCGACCCGCTGGCAATACAAACAACATGCAACGTAGTAAACCCACGCGGCTTGTACCATGGAACCCAGTCATTATTAGTACTGGCACTTATTCCGCCGGAACCGCGGAAAACTAGAACGTTTCCGCGTGTTCTTTCGGGGGCATTAAAAAAATCAAGCATTTTACAACGTGTAATGGCCGCCAATAGCTGAAACGAAAAGACCGGCGGCGATGGTTGTTCCTATCGTCACGAGAATTTTATATCCCGCTGGGAGACCGATTTGTAACGGCAGTTCCAGCAATACCTGTGACGAAGTTTCTGAAATCGTGACCGACGGGCACGTATATTCATCAACCAGGATATTGTTCGCCGGTGTTGCACTGCTTGAGCCGTTATTGATAAAAATTCTGACGACAGTTGCAGAGGCGTTAGTACCTGCGGGTCTGAATCGTATCCGGTCAACATAGCTTCCGTTCGTTGCATCTGCCGTAAAAATAGTGTTGACTGTGCCAGTCCCGTCTTTGGCGGTGTTGGCTGTTTTGATTGGGCCTGCTGTTCCGCCGTCGCCATCTGCCGTGGCCCATTGAATTGTTGGTTTGCCTGACCAAATTGGACTTGTATTTGCACTCATAAAATCATGGTAAATAATGACCGCGAGAAATCGCGAGAACGATTCCTAAATTTGCTACCCCCGCGGTGCCCGTTGGTCCAGTAACTCCAGTTGGTCCCGTTGGTCCCGTTGGTCCAGTAACTCCAGTTGGTCCCGTTGGTCCAGTAACTCCGATTGGTCCCGTTGGTCCCGTTGGTCCAGTAACTCCAGTTGGTCCTGTTGGTCCTGTATCGCCAGTCGTGCCAACTCCACCCGTTCCTCCCGTGCCTCCCGTGCCTCCCGTGCCTCCCGTGCCTCCCGTGCCTCCCGTGCCTCCTGTTGCAGCAGCAGTTCCCGGCAAACCTTGCGGGCCTGTCGGTCCTGTAGCGCCGGTGTCACCTTTTCCGCCCGCGCCGTTTGATGCGCCGGACACTGCAATCCATTGGATTCCGTCCCAGACATATTCTGTATTAGTGGTCGAGAGAACAAGGGCGTCACCAACAATTGGAGACGTCGGAAACGCTGAAAGATACCCGAGCCACCGGGCCTTTCCCGGCGGCAAGGCACCGAACGTTAGGGTGATTGGTCTAGGGCCCTCCATCCCTTAATAGTTACTCATTCCAGACAGTCTGGTCATTTTACTTTGCCAGACTTAGATAGAGCCTGCGCACCTGTAACGACAAATCCACCGTTCAACCCGAAAGCAATACTGCCGTCCGGCCCAAAAGCTATTGAACCGACCGCTATATTGCTGATTCGATTGGGCGAAATTTGACCTGCTGAGTCAATGGAACCAGTCTGCCATTTTGTAAGCCGGGTATCTTGATTCCACGACGGCACCATATAGTTGATTTTATTTGATAACGGCCAAACCATTCCCGGGTAGCCGCTGTGGGAATCCATTAGATGTGGCAACTTAGCAATCAATTCTCGGCGCAAGTCCGGGTAGCAGGCAACGATTACGGCGTTCTCATACCCCAATCCGTAAGCCCCATCAGGCCAAATCGCCTGATTCTTCGGATAGAGCAATAGGATCCGGCCATTCGCTGGGTCAGACACAGCCTGGAGACAAGGCAACTCGTCACCTGGAACCATGTCCCCGTCGCGATATATTCCGTTGTTGACTTCATCGCTTAAATAATCGTGGATATAATTGGCCGCAACGCGAATCTCGCCATCGACCTCCTCGAACTGCGCCAAGCCGAATCTACCGGAGCCGTCGAGGCTGGCAAACAACCAAACCCTACCGTCCGATTGTTGTGCAACTGTGTATTGCATCGACCCGATTTCCTGGTTTGGAACAAAGAATTCAAATTCACCAAACCACCAATCTCCCGCGGGGCGCCTATAGGCAGCTTTTAATCGGAGAGGAGTGCCCATCTGGTAAACGAAAATAATCAAACCTCCACTATTCAATTCACAGATTATCGGGGCGGTTGAAAACTGGTCACCGAAACTAATCGGCGGACCACTAAGAGAAAAAGGCTGTGCGCCCAACGAATATTCGGCGATTTGAAGAGGTTGCCCTGCCCTTTCAAACCCGGCCACGACTAGCCTATTTGGTTTAGCAAATGCACAAAGCCCACTGATTAATAAGCCATCCCGCAATTTGTGTTCTCGTAAGGTTTGAGGTCTGGTCCACATCCATGCGGCGGTATACGCCGGCGTAGGATACGGTGGTTCGGACCACCCGACAGTGGCGTGTAGCCCATCGAGCTTACGTAATGAAATGGTAGTACTGAAACTGCTTGGAGTTGGTATCATATATTTAAGAGTTACCAGATTCGAGCCGTTCGATGCAGACTTTTGCATGAGTTAATTCGGCTTCTAATTTCTCGCACTCCCGTTCGCGCCCGAGCAATATTTCACTAAGAAAGTCAAACTCGTTTTCAACCTTAGTTAGTTTTTCTTGGAGGTTGCACGCCGCGCAATAAGCCTCGAACGCGCAATCATGCCGGTGACAGATTTGTACACTCATAAATCGCCATTGTTAAAAAGGAATTCATTGATGGCCCTGAACGGAACACCGATATGTGTTTTGTGGTCCACCAAACAGTCACCATCATGGAAGCGCGGCGTTTTCCACACTGCTTCTAGAGCACGGGACATTGAAGGGCATTTGAAGTTTGGCGTTTTTTCCAACACCCCCCGAATCTGTTGCAGGGCTTTCATTGACGCCTCGGGGAACAAATGGTGTTCCACATGATGCGAGTTGAAAAAATGAATCCGGTCTATACATGGCGGGACTCGGACGGACATTGACGAGTCAAGACTCGCTGCATCGCGCCCCAAAGGCAGCAGTAGGTGCTGAGTAACAGTATAACTCACACCAATCACATTGGCTACGAGCCACGGGATTAGAACGGTGAACAGCGCAAGCTTGCCTGAAATCAAGACGAGTAATGCGGCAAGCAGCGCGATTGCAAGAGTTTCGGCATATGCTTTCTTCTTGTTTAAGCGCGAGAAATGTTTCCCCCGCGAATAGATAAACAATACGCTTAACGCGTGCCCCGTAAAAAAGCAAAGCAGGAAAACTAACGTAGGTATAATTCGCCTATTGCCGGGAATGAACAGGTGCGGTATCGGCCTCTTTTCTTGGTGACGGATATCTCCAAAATTGTCAGGGTCCCTTCCGGGCCAGTTCGTCATCGGATGGTGCATCGTGTGATGCCAGACTTTCCACAAATGCGAAGACATTCCTAGCGGCAGAAAACATACAAAGCCCAGTATGCGTTGTAGAACTTTGGATTGTGTGTTCGCGCCGTGAACAATATAGTGTCCAAGAAAGAAGAAGCTGGCATACAGATTCCCGAGCAGCAGCGATACAATCAAAAGGACAGGCCATGTCACCGACCGCGTCAGGATGACCGCGGTTCCGAGAGCCGCAAGCAAGAAAAGCGGAAGACACCACAAAGCTTCAATAGGTCGTGGTTTCAAAAAGCCGTTAGGCAACTGCTTTGCGATTGCCTCCCGAGCGAGTTTATCTTGTCGGTTCATGCTTTCTTCTCGAAAAAGACTGTGGGCAATTCCCGGCCAACAGCGAAAGCAATTCACGTTTGCGGTCCGAGCCTAGAGCAGCCTGATTTCTCAGATCCGTAGTCCAACAAGGGTCAACGGATATTTTCGATAATATACTCATGTTTGAGGCGGCGTTGGTGTTTGGTGATTGCAGTTCCTGATATTGCGCACACGCGAAGGAATCGGTGATTTGCGCAGGGATACACAGGCACGAAGGTTGTGACGATATCATTCTTTTGCGCAACCCACCGGGCGTAGGCTTTCCATGGTCCCAGTAGTTCATCGGTGTATTGCACTTCGTAAGTGAAGCCGATAAATTCGGGATGATATATTGCGATGTATTGCGTGACGTGCGTTTGGCCAACCATCATGTCAGTTGCGCCGGTGTAATAAGCGGTCGCAATCTGCGACGAGCCGGAAAGTTGTGCAGGCGGTTCGACGTAACAGTCGTAACCCTCGGGCGGTTGTGGGCAACAATTCTGAGACAGCCCGACCTGAACACTAAAAATAAAAGCCAAAGCCACTGTGAGCGTATTCATACAGCGTATGCTTTACATATCCACATTACAGTGAGTGTCCCCGGGGAAAAAAGTCTCAGCCAATGTCAACTCCTGGGTAAAAGAATTCTTTTCGACTGTGCTGGTGAGATTGCAAAAACCGCACACCGCGAAATCAGCGGGACTCTGTTTGGTTTCTTTTTTTACAATGGCAGTCACAGTTCCCCAGCGATGCACAAGATTCTTCCGGCGGCACATCGGGCAATGGAGGGCTTTGATTGTGTCCCCAGTTGATGGCGTCATAGTTTGCAATCCAGGTTTCATTATGTGTGTATCTCGGAGCGTCGCCCTTTCCAGCGCCTCCCCCTTTTATTCCCAAGTCACGCGTGTTTCGCTTGTTCATCTCGGGTCATGCTTTCTGCCCCAGTTCACGTGATTGGAAATAGTTGAAGAAACGGCGCATCACAGATGGAGGTTTCTGTAACTTGAGCGACTCCTCATATTGCCGCGAAAAGATCTCGCGAACCTCGGGCACAGCATTACATAGTTCCACGTATGCTTGTTCTATGGAGTGAACCTGTTCAACGACGGTCTGCACCGTCTCGCGTTGAGCGGCGTCCTCAGGCAGTGAGCCGTTCTTACGGCATTTAGCGAGGAGCATCGCAATGATAACCGCTTTCTTAGCGGTCTCGGCATCCACGTCACACTCGCCTGATTGAACAGAAGGCATCGAGCGGGAAATCTCGCCTAAAGCAAATGCGACTTTGGGAGCATAATCCATCGCAAGGGCGAACAAGTGAACCATGTCGGCAACCGTGAATAACTCAATGCCGATTTTTCGTTTTGTCATAAATGATTAGCGAGAAATGTGGATGATGTTTGATTTCTGATTAACGACGGAGTCAGTCGCCGCAGGCGTAGGCTTGCCGTCGTCCTGTGTCAGAGGCGCGGTCTCATTCTCGGGCGGAGCAGAACCGTCCCTAGCAACTTGGGCAGCCAGCAACCTAGACCGGCGAATTGAACTTACGCGGTCCATCACGAGTGAGACGGAACCAACGAAGGGTTCGTATTCAAATCGAACTGCACTCCAGCACGCCAGCAACTCGTCCGCATGTGTAAGCAGAATATTTTGGAGGAAGTTCTGGATGCCCCCCTTCTCAGCTTCCAGATTGGGAGTGAGGATAGAAGTTTTTTCAATTTCTTGCAGTCTGCGGATGCCCTGAATCGCTTGCAGTCCATCCTGTTCAGTTAACGCAGTGCCTTTGTTACGTGCCATAGTTTTGATTTTGATTTTGATTTTGTTTATCTAACGCCCCACTGTACCACAGTGAAGGCTTTCTTGTCACAATTTATTTTAGAATGAGGAAGGAATTCCGTTTGAGAATTCGCCGAGACTCGCGGATGCAGGGAATACTGTTGTGGATTCAGGAAAATCGCGCCTTTTCTCACCGTAGGAGTCAATTATTACGGTCCGTTTCTCCCACTCGGCGAGACGTGATTCTAACGCCGCTATTCTGCTTTCAAGCGTCTGTGTTTGTGTTTGTGTTTGTGTTTTCTCTCGTGTTATTCCCATTGGCACGCCGCACTCAACGAGAAGCTTGGAGAACGCCTCCAGTTCCACACTCAAAAAGAGGGAGTCTTCTTTCGCTTGTTCGACTGAATAGTTGTATTTCATGTTACCGCGAATTCGGAAGTCGCGAAAGTGGTAGGCGATTGCGTCGGCTAGTCGTGTCATCATCACACAGAGCTTGCCGTTCTCGCGCCCTCCGAGGGAGGCGAATATTGCCACATAGACCGCGATGCCGCCGACACAAACACGCACGGCGAATTTGCCCTTGGGTATACGCGTCACCCGTGTCGGCATTATGCCACCCATCAAAAATTGGCGCGTAAGGGTATCATATTTCGCTTGCGTAGCTTCATCAACGGGCAGCATTTCGGGCAGCTTGTTGACAGCGCGGGATAATGCGTCTCGCACGGGGCTGAGACGGTGAGGAACCTGAATGCGGCTTCGGATTAACTTTCTTTCATCAAATTTCATTGTCCACAACATACCACAGCCCCCGTTGCTTGTCACAACTTTCTGTAAGTTTTTGCGAAAGGCCGCCGAAAGGCCGTATAGCCGGGACGAAAGGACGCCGCGTCACCGACCTCCTTAGTACCATATATACCATACATACCATCCCCTGTTTTGAGTTGCTAACGGAAAGGGGGGGTACCACATAAGAACATATAGTATACATTAGTACCCCCTTAGACACGAGTACAAAATACCTATAGTAGATATTATCTTAATAGTATTATATGTTATTGTATGTACCCCCCCTTTTCCGTTAGCAACTCAAAACAGGGGATGGTATGTATGGTATATATGGTACTAAGGAGGTCGAGGCACGGATCCACGGAACAGTTTCGCTCTGGGATGGGCACAATAGTTAAAGCCATGCTTGAATATCGCCTCCTAAACTAAGCACCTGCCACGTAACTTGCAACTTTCGATTGAACTTGCAACTTTCGATTGAACTTGCGACTGTTATTCGATGGCGCATTCAGCAGACCAATTATATTCCAAACACCACGGCGAAGTGCTGCGCCTGCATCAGCTTTCACGCGCTGAATTGCGTGCGAAGCGCCGCGCTGAATGGAAGCAGGCACAGTTAACCAATCCATCAAATGGCGCTCAGCAAGAGAACAAAGGAAGTACTCGAACATCCTGAGACCAACCTCCCGGCCAAGACTCTGTTAAGGACTTTGGCTGAAGCTGGCAAGCGAGTCGATGTTGTGACAGACCCGGAGGAAGTGTTCCGCTTCTATGCGATGTTTGTGGGAGACCTAGAACGCACCGCCGTCGCTGCGCACCTGCCTCTTGAACAGGTTGTGGAAATGGCCGCCGCAGGCGACTGGACCAAACGCATCGCCGTGCTGATACGACTACAGAAATCCGCCGTCCCCGGCGACGTTGAACGCGGAGTCAACCGTGCAATCAATTTCATTCAGGCGGATAGAATGCGGCGTGTGATTGAACGCGTTGTAAACGCACTTAACAACATGAGTGCTGATGAAATGATGTCGAACCTTTTGTGCGTGAGTGAAGACCGCAATGGCGGCATTACAAGCAAGATTCTCACGCGCCCTTTCGCGGACCTTGCAACTGCACTTGAGAAGTGTCACGCAATGACTTATCAGGCGTTGAATGATACGGCTACAGACCGTAAAAGTAGAAGCGAACACGAGGATAGCGCGACCGCCTCTGCCGGTGAACTGCACATGGCCCTCGTCGATGCGATGTCCAAAGCACGCAAGGCGGTAAGCGGACCGACCGCAGGCGGCTCAACTAGCTAGTTTACCTTAGAGCCTATATCCTCCATATCGCATACCACGACAATCGGTTGGTGCCGTTGCTATATGTTCCATATCGCACCCTAATACGGACCGGGTCCTATTCTACAGAATTGCCACGCCGACCTTGCGCTGGCGTGTCTCAGGGCGCGTATTAGGATGGCCGGTGAGCCGTATTGGTATCGCGGAGGGCCCGGGGGGGTTTTGGGGAGGGTTTTGCCGCTTACCCCTTATCACCGGAGACAAAAAAATTGACATCGAAGGGCATCACCTTATCCCGGCACGGCGCCACGCCCCGCCGACCTTCCACCCACCCGGCCACCCAGTTACCCCGCCGCCCTTTCTGACAGAAAATAATTTGAAAATAGTTGTTGACCTGAATCCCTGACCCATGGTAAGGTCTGGGGTATGAAATTCGACCCAGACAAGCCGTTCATTGTCCTCGTAACTCAATCCGACATCGCGTTCCCGCGGTAATCAAATCATAACGTTTAAACATTAACACATTAACACATTAACATAATGGCTAGAGAAAAAATCGAAGTCACCGTCGTCCGAAACGACAAAGAGAAACAAGAACAGGATACCAAGTCTGGGCTGTTCATACCCAAGGCGCTTCCGCATTACGACGTCAAGAAGATTGTCGGCGCCGCGGATGTTCGCCTCGAAGATTCAGAAGGCATCAAAGCTTTCCTGGTAGGCTCGCAAATCAGTCACGAACAATTGGCTGAACTTTGCCTATGTAATTTGACCTATGAAATTACGGTGCTCGACGGCAGCACCCAACGTTAAAATGAAGTATATCATCATCGGCGATTTCCTGCACCGGGACGACAAGATAATTGCCCGTGTCCGCCAGTCATGGCATCGAAGGAACGTTTTTATCAAACTGAATTACTACCGGGAAAACGCTTAGGCCGTTTGTTTTATGGGAACCCGCAGAACTTTCGTGAAGAAAAGCGTGACGCGCCGGGGTAGTTGTGGTATAAGTTTGGTGTGAGTAGTTCCGAGGCACGGACGGGAACTTCGGAAAACAAATAGGGCGCAGCGCCCGCCAAGGCTTGTTGTTGGGCCTTTTTCCGCGCTGCGCCCATTGAGCATGAAACGTATTGTTTTCCTACTATTGGGCCCGGTGAGTCTGCTTATGGCGGCTGGCTGTGCGTCGTCTGTCAAGCAGATTGGACAAGTCGGTAATGTCCAATTCTATCGGGTTCGCGCCAACTCTTTCAGTGGTCCGAACATTGCGTCACTCGTAACCAAAGACGCCAATACGGGCGAAGTCAATATCCAGCAGACCTATGCTGGTCCTGGTCTCGGCGCGGCCACAATTTCGGCGGTGGGCCATGCCGGCAGCGCGGCTGTCCTTGGCCTTTCTTTCCCTAAAAACATCGGCGATAATATCAACGCGTCTGGCGGAGTTGTCACCGCAAATAGTTCGAGTCAGACGACTTCTACCAGTTCCAGCGCGGGACATTCTCATCCTGATTCTCCTGGTAACGGCGGGACCCCCGGCAATGGCGGAAGTAACAATCCCCATAACCCGTAACCCTACTCATGCGTATGGAATATATCATTTTCGCCGTTCTCGCTGTTCTGTTTTTCTTTGCCGTCACCAGCGACTATGCTAGAATCGAACATTGAAATGAACGCTGACACCGTTTGCAATCCGAACGCGGAGGCGCTTAATCGCGCTCTGCGCCAGCACGTCCGGGACAAGCTGATAAAGCAAGCCTTGGAAATCAAGCGGCTCTGGGGAATACGTCGTATGCTCCGGGGCGAGTTGAATCGCAGATTCCGGGAGGAATAAACATGGCTGAACCCCTTGAACTGTGGCGGCAGGAGAAGATTGAACGGCTCGCTCTCGGTGAGACGTGGAATGCCGAACCATCGTTCACCGTTTTCCGATTCATGGATGGGTGGCATTTTTACTGGAAGTATATGTCGCGAGTCGCGCTTAGTGGCCTAGACCTCGGCAGATTTTTCGATGAAGACCACATCTGGGAAATGAGAAATTTTATGTCCGGCCAATGGGAGAAAGGCGTCCATATCCTTCCGCCGAAACCCGAAGAATTAATATGAACCCACAAACACAAAAAGCATGGCGTGGAATTGACTTCAAGGAGATTGACCCCACAGGAAAGTGGAGGAAACAATTTGTTATAGCGGCGTTGGAGTTGGTTCGGCAAGAGTCTGAACTATCCCCGGAGAAGAGAAAACTCAAGTTTTTTGATGGGATGCGAAACTATGAGAAGGCCGTGGACCCCTGGCAATCCGCTGTGAATGACTTCCTAGAAGCTGCCTCCTGTCTATGTCTTTCAGTCCCGGAGTTGCAATAATGAACTGGGGAGCCGCGGAACTTGAAAATTCCTAGCTGGATTTATCGCCCCGGACCAAAGTCGTATAGGCAGCAGGCCATCGACCGGAGCAATCTTCGTGCCATCATTATTATAACAAATCTGTTGGCCTTCCTCTGTTAGAAGATAATTTAACTTTCGACTTGCATACGCGCCCGGGCTGTGCGAGTGTTTAGGCATGAGCAACACAGACACCCTTTGTCAGGCACTAGCGCAAGCGCAGTCCGTTTTGACGGTTTCTGGGGCGGTCCTTTTGTGCGAATCACCGTATTTCTGCGTTAAGAACTACCACTGGGCCGAAGAATTCCAGCCGTTAGTTTACGGGCAGGTTCAACATCACCACTTTGAGGTTCACACCCTCAAAGGAAAGAGAACTCGCAAGTGGTTTCACGTCACCGTTGCCCGGCTCGATTCAGGACGCTACGAAACCGTCGCCTACTTCCTATGAAGAACGGACTTTTTCACGCGTCCTTAGGGTTTCCCGTTGGTGCCATTACTCCCTGGCTCGGCGCCATCTCTATCCAGCACACCCGCCATTCTACCGCCCAATGTTTGCGCCCGGAGTGCCGCAAATGGGTCAAGGGCGGAGTCATTAATATCCCGGACGGCGACCTCGTCGAAATCGACGAGGCATGTTTCGTGGAGGTTGAAATTCGGGACGATAAACCAGTTAAGGCACTTGTCCGGCTCCAGTATGACGACAACAATGATGTTTGTTTCGCTTTGCTTGCGCCTGAGTCCGGTAAGGCTATTTGCAAGACCCTTTGGACACTCAATTGTAATGACCATCATCGCACGCTCGACCTCTCTAAATACACCAAACCCTGAAACAATGGAACCTCTGCATCTTATCATCGTTCTCACTGGACTTATCGAGGCCGGTCTCGCCGCCGCCCTGCTGTATCGTTCGACCGAGCCCACCCCCGGGACGCACCCGCACGTCCGCGCTTGTTCAAATAAGTTCTATCGTTCGCGACAACATGCTGACGGAACTTGGGAAATTGGGTAACTTCTAACTGTGCGCAGGTTGCCACTAGATATTGACCAAAGTCAAATTGCCGAAGTGGCGACGGGGGGGTATCCGGCGTAAACTGGATACCTCTTCTTTTTGGTGGGACAGTGACTGGTTCAAACAATGGTTGCGGTTAGCTCGACATGAAGAAGAAAAGTAGGTTGCTTTGGGATATTAAGATGAAGAAGAAAAGTAGATTGCGATGGAATATTGTTGAGGCTGCCGCCTCTGTGGTGCTTGCGACCGTCCTCGCACTGCTTATCGGCATAAGCGTTTTGAAGCCGCCTTCCCCGGAAAGGGAAATTTCTCAAACGGTCTTGGTTGAAACCGAGGACGGTTGGGGTAGCGCAGTCACTATCATTCGCGGCAACATGTGCTTTGCTTGGACTGCCGCGCATGTCGTGGACAAATCTGCACGAGTCAAAGTCCATCGAGTTTATCGCTTTCAGGGCCACAAAGCCGGTGAGTACGTTTGCGAGGCTCATGTAATAAAAGTACTGCCTCATCAGGACGCCGCATTGCTTTTGATTGAAGGAGACCCAGCGCAGTTTGGAAGCGCAGTTTTTTCCCGAACCCCCGGCAAACCGGGTGATAAAATTACGCACGTTGGTAATGTTCTCGGTCCAAATTTTGATACGTCATTCGAGTCTGGAGCTATTTCACAAAATGGAGTCAGGGTAAAAAATGAAGACTGCTTGCTCGACCAGGGAAGTTTTGCAATAGCTCCGGGTTGCTCGGGCGGTCCGGTGTTTAATGACAAAGGCTGGGTAATCGGCCTTGTTGTGATTTATGTTGGGCCCGGCGTTTCTCTCTATGTTCCCGCCCGGGTGCTTGAGGATGCCGCCGAGGAAGAAAATCTAGGCTGGGCATTACACGGGTGTTTGCATCCCCCCGCGCGGGAACTTTTGCACTTAATTGAAGCCCGCGAAAAAGAAGTTGCGGCCAATCCACCTTTGGATTTTTTCCAGCTTTTCTTTGGCGCCCCGCCCCAAAAGAAGTAACTGTTAGTTGTATGGCACAATTACCTTATCCGGCCCGGACCTTTGGGCCGTCTCAACCTCGGAACGATGACACAGCGCAACGGCTGCTTTGGAAGATTGCCGAATTACTTTCTGTTGGACTCGGCGGGAACGGCGTTGACGCTGTCACCGGCGCGGGCACCTTCACCGGGCTATTCGGAGTCTATCACGCCCTGACGGACACCGTCGTTACTTCCGTGTCTTATACGGACGGCTCGACGTTTCCGGGCGGCGCGACCGTGAAGGCGGGAGACCAGATTGCCGGTAACATCAAGTCAATCGTCATCGCATCCGGCACCGGAGAACTTTACAAGCGCGCCGTGTGAGTAATCGAAACCGAAACCGATGCTTTCGAAGACCTACCGCGCACTCTCTGTTTTCAAGCCCGGTTTCGGGAGATTGGTCGATTGGAAAATTGGGAATCGACGTGTCTGCAACGTCTATATCGTCCGGACCCGGGGCACCCGTTACGACAATGCTGGCCCGCGTTTTTCTTGTATCTAGTCCGTCCGTAATTATAGAAACGATGACGCTCTCGATATTGGGCACAATCAATTCAGATACCGGATTTTCGGCAGGCCAAGAAGTGGGGATTCAAACGGCGTGGGCTACATCACTTGGGGCGAGGCTTTCGGATTGGTCTGCGCCTAAATCTGTGACCTTTTGAAAATCCAAAAAACAGGTAACTACTAAGCGTATACCCGGGCTGCCGGGTAAATAAGAAATTTTATGGCAATCACATTGAATTCAACTGACCGCGCAAACATTTTGCAGGCCATAACGCTGCTCGAAGTGGGCACGGCTCCGGAACTGGTGTATCCCTCGGGCATCCATGACGACATTGTCGAATTGGTTGGCCGCGCCGCCGACAGGTCTGGGTTCGAGACCAAGGGCAAGTTCAAAGACCTAATCGCGAACGCGCCCATTACAACTCTGCTCGATTTCATCATCGCCGTTCTCGTGTCGCCGAATTCGCATATCGTCTTCGCTCGCGATTGGCTCGTAAAATCTTCGGCTGAACAATTGCCACTTGACGCTCAAATCAACTACGAACTTTCCCGCGGATTTTCCGTCGGGACCTTTGATAAGCAGTTGAATGTCCAGCAACGGCTTCAGGACAAGCCGGTCAGCACATTGCTCCGGTTCCTCTACTATATTTCGACCTAACAAAAACTGGCTAGTTTTTGTTACAAATAAGGCTTGCATTTTAGTCCTTTGTGTGTCATCTTTGGCACATGAATGTAAAGGTAATTAGTTTTGAACCGATGCCCGCCCCGAAACCGGAGATGGGAGTTCCTGGACGTATTATAATGGGCATCATAGAGGGTATCGCAACGTTTCTTGGAGCAATAATCGGAGCAGCCGTCGGGGGTGTAATCGGAATGATTATCCTGCTCCCAATTATTTTATTTTTAGGAATTCCGGTGGTAGCGGTCTATTTTGCTTGTGGGTTCTGGGGAGTAATAATACTCCCGTTCTTATACCTGACCCGGGATAAAGAAAAATAAAATGGAAAACGTCGCCTCATACGTTCGCGTGTCTGGAATGGGTCAGGTGGACAAAGAAGGCCCCGACCGTCAGCGCCAAGACATAGCGGCTTTTTGCTCTCGCCATGGTCTTAATCACACCGGAGAGTACTTTGAATGTATTACGGGCACTGCCGATACTTTGGAACGGCCCAAGTTTATGCAGATGGTGAACGAGATTGTGCGACGCCGCGAAATTGCCGCCGAACTCACTCACTTCCAGCAGCCGAAGGCATTAATAATTTCGGCTATTGTGGTAGAGAGTTGCGACCGATTAGCTCGGACCGTCATGGTCCAGGAAGCGGCCATCGTCCAGCTTCGTAAGGCGGGTATCAAACTCTATGTCTGTAAGAACGGAACGCTTCTCGATTACGCGGCTGATTCTGGAGACCACTATCTGAACATGCAACGCCAGATGCTGGGCGTGCTCGCAGAATTCGAGAAGGCTAACTCTTGCCATCGGTTGCGTCGCGCACGTCTGAACAAAAGGGCGAAAACTGGAAGATGCGAAGGCAGGAAACCTTACGGCTTCCGGCCCGGCGAGGATACCATTCTCGCGACGATAAAGGATTGGAAGGTCAAGGGCCATACCCCGGAGCAGATTGCTTGTAGTTTAAACGCGAACAATATCAAGACTCGATACGGAAAACTTTGGACAGCAGAAAACCTCCGCAGCCTTCTCCGGGACCGCAGCAGGATTCGCCCTATTTCTCAAATCATGAAAGACGCTGCGCACTAACTGGCAGTCGCCCCGAACTCGGGCGACTATTAGTTGGTGAAAGTGTTCACAGACTATTCTGAGGATTCGGCGCACATGCTCCGGGTCTGGGTTCGCTCGTGGAAGAATCGCGGCTGGACTCCTCGACTTATTTTCAACGGCGCGAGTAAGCAAGGGCGCTCGCTCAAGCTTTCGCCTTATGTCATCAATTTTTCTTACAAGCGCGGACCCCGGAGAATTGTGGCCCACGGAAAACAGGGATGGCGTGAAGCTTCTCTTGTTCGCTTCCCAGTGGGGACTTCCGAAGATTTTGTCCTCGGTTGCGGGAGGCCACTGTAATGCTTTCGGCGGGACCAGCTAAAGAACTGGCCGCACAGGTTGCGAAGTTCCTTCACTCGGAAAAACCACTCGACGCCGCTGCGTTGGTTGCGGACTACTTCCGAGTCAAGTTCAAGGCTCGCTCGCACGACCCCGCGCAAGCTTGGCCTATCTTGACTCCCTATCTTCACGAATTGCTGGAGAACAACGGTCGAGAGGAAGCGGCGCAAATATTGTGGACGCCGAACCAGTTCACTTGTGAACCGAACTCGGTGAAGCAAGTTTGGAGTCTCGTGGATGAGTCTTCGATGTTTTTGATTGAAGGTGCCGCCAAGATGGGCAAGAGTTTTTCGACGGGCGTCTACTTTTTCTTGGAATGGGTTCGCGACCCCCGGTTCACAACCATCCGGGTATTGGGACCCAGTGAGGACCATTTGGAGGGAAATCTTTTTTCTCACCTGGTTAACCTTCATAACCAAGCCTCTATTCCGATGCCTGGAGAAATCGGCGAGTTGTTTATCGGCTTGAGTCGCCGTAATCAAACCTCGGCAATCAAAGGCGTGGTAATTCCGAAAGGCAACAACATCAAAGCCGGGCGGCTCCAAGGCGGGCACCGTATTCCTCGACCCACCCCGCATCCTGTCTTCGGTCCTCTGTCCCGCATGTTTATTTTTCTCGACGAAATTGAGAATATTGCGAAGGGCGTCTGGAAAGACGTTGACAACGTCCTGTCTGAAATCGAAGAAAAGGGGGCGCAAGGTTTTAAAATCGGAGGCGCTTACAATCCTACAAATCCTTACGACGAAGTCGGCAAACGTTCGGAGCCTATATTTGGATGGGAAGGTGTCAATCCCGATGAACATTTCCGATGGCAGTCCAAGCGCGGCTGGTCTGTTTTGCGTCTCGACGGAGAACGCTCTGAGAACGTCCTCGAAGGGCGTATACGTTTCCCGGGTCTCCAGACTCGGTCTGGGCTCGAAGCTATTGCCCTGAACGCAGGCGGACGCAATTCGCCGGGATACCAGACGATGGGGCGCGGAATGTATCCGGCCACGGGCATCGAGGCGACGGTGATTCCCGCGGGAATGTTTCCAAAATGGAAAGGCGAGTTTATTTGGTATGAAGACCCATCGCCTGTTGCTGCTACTGACTTGGCTCTCGACGGAGGCGATGAAGCAGTCCATACGCTCGGACTTTTTGGCCGTGCGACGGGCATTAAGTTTCCTCCGTCCATCGAATTCCCCAAAGGCCATACGGTAATGTTCAAAGACCGCGCCAAGCAAGTCATCCCCCGGTGGGGTCTTATGGCAACCCAACAGTTTGTTCTTCCCAAGGGGGACACGATTGTAATGAAGGAGGCCATCATTTCTATTAATCGGAAGGCGGGCGTCAGGGGCGACTACTACGCATGCGACCGGACGGGCCACGGCGCAGGAACGGCGGACTTGATAAAACATGAATGGTCTCAGTTGATTCACGACTTGAACTATTCGGAGTCCGCGTCTGAACAAAAGTTGATGGCGGAAGACACCAAAACTTGCAAAGAACAATACGACCGAATGGCAACTGAGTTGTGGTTCGCGCTCCGTGCTTGGGGAGAGTTTGGGTATTTTCTACTGTCCCCGGCAATGGATTTAGCAAAGCTTGCGCCGCAGCTAACGCAGCGCAATTTCAAATCCTCCGGAGGTAGGACTAAAGTGGAGTCAAAGAGAGACTACACGAGTCGCGGTTTTAGTTCCCCCAATGACGCAGACTCCTTGACGCTCTTGGTTCACGCCGCCCGAAAGGGCAGCGGTCTTATACTGTCAATGAGAGGCGATAACATTGATGTTCCCGGAGACCTCGATGATTCTTGGGTGGAAGCACGTTATCCGGGAGGCGCTCGCATTGATGAAAGTAATCGTCATGATTATTTGGACGAGTCTATGAAGCTGCCGACGGAGATGGGGGAAATGTTTTGAGAAAATGCAGACTTTAAATCCTAACATCTACCCAAAGGGCGGATTTTATTTCCAAGAGTCGGACGGCACAAAGATTGTTGGCCAGACTTGGCTTGGCGTCGTTTCTCGTGTTGCCAACTATCGCAAACGCGCGGGGATTCCGCCGGGAAATCCGCCACAAGAAGTCATTGACCAAGCTTGTTCGCGAGACCCTGGCCTATGTCGGAACGACAACGGTGTTCGCGCGGAACAGACTAAACGCGCTTCGCTCAAGTCACGCGTCTTACAGTGGCTTGCTCTGGCGAAAGCAAACAACGAATCGCCCTGTGTTCCCGATGAAGTCGCTCGCGCTCGCGCAACAATTTGTGCGGGATGTTCTCTTAACACGGAGATTGGAAAAGGATGTGGTTCTTGCAAGCAGGCGATTGGAGAGGCTCGTAAAGAAATCCTCGGACGAACAAGGCAGGACGCAAGACTACACGGATGCGCTGAAACCGGCGAAGACAACGGGGTTGCTGTGTGGCTCGAACGCCCAACGATAGATAGTGCCGCGCTGCCAGGGCATTGCTGGAGAAAACGCACAATATGATTTTCACTTTCATCAAGGCAATCCTTTTTCTCAAGTGGGCGCGGCTCCGGGGATATCGGACGCTGTGCAATCCTCGTGAACAGGCAGAAAGATACAGCATCTGCAAACCCTGTCCGCAGTTCCAAGATGGCCAATGCCGACGGTGTGGTTGTCTGGCTGAGGCCAAGGTGATGTTGACCACAGAACAATGCCCGGACAAACGCTGGTTGCGAATTTGGCGTAAACGCGTAACTTCTAGTTGAGTAAAAATGTCTAAAGATACCGGCCCATACAGCAGTCTTAATACCTCGGGTTATCCGGCCAATTATCTTGGCGGGGTCATTCAGTCGCCCGCGATTGGATTGCAGTCCGGTAAGCCGACCCAGAAGTCTATTGCAGACGTTGGGATGGCCCGCGACGTTATTAAAACGGTCGTGATGGCGGGGAGAAATCGTTCCATCGTCAACTCTCGAATCCTTGCGAAGTATAACGCCGAACGACCGTACGATGCTTACAAGCTGGAGGCCGAAGGTTTCGGCTGGCGCTCGAACTTTACAACGAAGCCGCTGCCAGCGATGATTGAAAAAGTCGCACCCCGGTTCGTCTCGGCCATAGACGGTCTCAAGTATTTCACCAACGCTTCCCTTTCCAATAAGAACCAGAACGCGACCCAAAAGTCTGAACGGTTTCGTGAAATTATCACCAAAACAATTCGGGCTCGGAAAGGATTTCGGACGCTCATTGAAGATATCGCTTTCGATAACGCCCTTTTTGGACATACCATCTGCGCGTGGTTGGATGAATACAGTTGGTTTCCGAAGCATTTCAAGCAGGACGAATCTTTCGTTGCTGATGGGACCAAGGCTGACGTCCGTTGGGCTCAGATAGCCGTGCTCAAAGAAGTTTATCTACCTCATGAACTTTTTGCTCAAATTAAAGAAGACCCCCAATCCGCCGAAGACGCCGGATGGTCCTTGGCGAACTGTCGTGACGCAATCAATCGTGCGTCACCTATCCAAATTCGTGACCGGCTTAATGTGGGTGGAACGCTTGAGACGTGGTATCAGAACGCACTTCGAGAACTCACCATCGGTGCTAGTTACATGGCCGGGGCATCGGTCATCGTTGTTTATTCGTTGCTCGCTCGCGAAGTATCCGGTAAGGTTTCACATTACCGCGTTGCGGGTCCTGAAATGCAGGAGATTTTCCATCGTGACGACCGCTTCGATTCGACTGAGAGTTGTCTCTCATTTTTCTCCTTTCAAAAAGGAAATGGAACTTTGCATGGAAGCAAAGGCGTAGGCCGGGATATTTACGAACTCGCGGGCATGATTGACCGCACGCGCAACGAGGTTGTTGACCGTCTCATCCTATCTGGCAAAACGCTTGTGCAGGGCGACATTAAGCGCATTCACACTTTTAGAATGTCCGTGGTAGGCTCTACTATTATTGTCCCGTCTGGATGGACTGTTCTCGAACAGAAAATGGACGGCAATGTTGAAGGGTTCATTAAACTCGATGCCTACTTCGGACAAATTGTAAATCAACTCATCGGCTCTACTTCGGTGCCGCAAGTTGAAGGCGAGGCTTTCCGCTCGCCTCAGGCTTGGTCTTTGCTCGCGCAGCGCGAGGAAGAAGGCCAAGATGTTCGTATCACTCGGTTCATGGAACAGGCCACTAACCTTTTTCAAACGATGCAGGAACGTATCTGCAATACCGACTGCGATGAGGAAGACGCTGTCGAGGCGCGAAAGCAACTGGAATTGGAAATGACCAAAGAAGAAATCCAAGAACTGGCTCGCCAGCCGGTGTCTGGGACCATCAAGGATTTGACTCCGTATGAACGCCAGTTGATTGCCTCCATCGCCGCTGAAAAGAAAGGCAATCCGCTTTACAATCAGCGGCAACTCGAAGTCGAGGATTTGACCGCCAAGGTCTCCGCCGATTTCGCTGAAAAACTTTTGTTGCCGGACAACGACCCGACCGAACACGCGGAACAAAACCGGCTCCAGCAAATGGAAATTATGTTACTGACCTCGGGCCAGCCGGTGCCCGTATCGCCCCGGGATAATCATCTTATTCACTTGCAGATTTTGATGCCCGCGGTTGAACAGCTTGGCGCTCACATTCAGGCGGGGGAACATCCGACTACATCGCTTGAAGCATTCGCGGCGCACATCAACGAACATTATCAGCAGGCGCTTTCTCATGGCATCAAGCCGAATGAGTTGGCCCCAGTCAAAAAATTTCTAGACCAAGTCGGACCTACTATCGCTCAACTGAAGATGTTAGATGCCCAAGCTGACCAGCATCAACAGATGGCGGCTGCCCACAACGACGGTCAGATTGTTCCTCAACCGCAGCAGGCCCCCGCCGCTGTACAACCCCCACAATAAATTGGAAATACTCGCTGGCTCTCTTGAATGGACCCCGTTCGACGCGGAAAAGTTAGCGTCGTTTCTGGATACTGAAACCGGCAAACGACTTCTGCCGAAACTTGTGGAAGTGGCTCCGCCTCTTTTGGACGGAGGCGATACGAACAAGATTATGATTCGCGCCGGTGAAGTGCGCGGATTTCAAGTTGTCGTTCGCGAACTAATTTCGTTGGCACATCCTCCGCCCCCGGCTCCTAAGTCGGAGACTGAGTATCCGCCGCTGGAGGCAGATGAACACTGGCAGGATGGGCAGAAACTTGGACCGGAACAAACGCCAGCGAGTCTAGACCCTTTATCAATTTAATTTTATGGCAGAAACACCCCTCATCACCCCGGTTGTAACACAGCCGGATAACGCAAAAGTAAATGCAGACCTTGCGGCCAAAGTTGCCGCACAGGACATCATGGGCCATAGTACTGCCGCAGACCCAAGCGGAGACGCTGGCGATGCGCTAGACCAATTGGCGAAACGGGCGGAGGAAACCTCAAAGAAAGCCGCCGAAGTCAAGACCGCAGAAGATGAATCTGCCGCGAAGGAGGCCGCTGACAAAGCCGCCACCGAAGTGGAGACCCCAGAGGAAAAGGCTGCGAAGGAAGCCGCTTCCGAAGCGGCGTCCAAAAGTGCCACTTCAGAAGAAGAACGCGTCAAGACGATGTTCAAAGACGCGCCCGCGCTCCCTCAAGGTGCCGCTCCTAAATCTTCGGAAGCTTTCGCGACCGTCAAGCTTATAGCGGCCCGCGAGGTTGCGAAAGTTGAGTCAGAGTTGTTGAAGACCAAAGAGGAACTAGCCGCTATCAAAAAGTCGGCTGCGAATCCTACGACTGAACAACTGGAGAAAGAAAAAGAACTGGCTGAGTTGCGCGAGTGGCGCGGCAAGTTGGATGTTGATTTCGACCCCAAGTTCAAAGAGTTTGACAAGACCATTGAGTCGGCGCGGGATTTCATTTACGCGCAACTCCAGAAGTCTCCGGTCGTCACCCCGGAAATCCTCTCCAAGATTAAACAGTTTGGGGGGCCGGATAAAACAAATCTCTCAAAAGTGTTCGAGGCGATGGGCGACCCAACCCTTCAGCGAGTCATCGAGTCCAAAGTGGCGGACATTCTTCACGCCCGATACAACAAGGAACAGGCCGTTCAAACGGCGAAGCAGAACTTCACGGAGTATGCCAAGGCCCGCGAGTCGGAACTTAATCAGTCCGTCACTGGTCACGTCACGCAAACGAAGGCGCAGCTTGACAACATGCTCCCGAATCTAGGGTGGTTTAAAGAAAAAGAACTGGCGAAGGATGCGACTCCCCAAGTGAAGGCCGATGTGGAAGACCACAACAAGTTTGTTACTGAACTTCGTCCTCAGTTGGATGCCGCGCTCGCGGATGATTCCCCAGCGATGCGGGCAATCCTTATCACTGGCATGGCGCAGCTTTTCAATACGCAGCGCGAGAAGGCCAAAGTGGACGCGCAACTCGCGGTCATAACGAAGGAACGCGACTCGCTTCAAGCCAAATTTGACAAAGTCAAAAACAGTAGCCGGTCTCGGTTGAACGAGTCCGGCGCGAACCCGGGCGCAGTTCCCCCGCCCGCGAAGAAACCGGACCACACGGTTCCGGTAGGCGACGCTCTCGACGCCATCGCAAAGCAAGTGATGGAGGAACGCGAGAGGAAAGCCAATGCAACTGCCTAACCGCTTCGGGTCAGGTGCAGAACTTCCGCCAGTGCCTCGACCTGAAATTGTCGAGGCACTGGGGACTAAAGTTCTCGTTGCCAAACCTTGGCAAAAGTCTGTTCATCCGCTCACGGCTTTCAGTGTGGGACAACTCTGCGACCACCGTCGGACCGGGGATTTGCTAAAGTTCGGGGACGCTTTCGTTGCTCACACCCGGAACAAGTGCGCGGAAGCGTTTTTGAATTCCCCGTGCGACTGGATGCTCACTGTCGATGATGACATGATTGTACCTTTCGGGAATGCCAAGTGGTTTCGGATGGCTACGGGTTTCAATTTCGCTCAACCGTTCTCGGACTTCAACGCGATTGACCGACTGATGAGTCACAAGAAGACTTTGGTTGGGGCATTATATTCAGGGCGGTATCCCGGCTCTAATCTAATGTATGGCGAGGCGGCGAACCCCGAAGAAAGTGCTTGGGCTCGCCGGGGGCCATATAATCAAATCAAGCCGACCCGGTGGGTTGCCACCGGATGCCTATTGATACATCGAAGCGTGTTCGAGGATATTGAGAAACGCTTTCCAAGGCTCGCCAGGGGCGGCGATAAAAAGGGAGGCCAGTGGTTTGCCTCGACCGAAGCGAGTCTAATCGACCGCGTTCAGGCAATCAAGGACAGGATGCTTGACGGCGGACCTCTCACCGCCGAAAAAGCCTACAAGGCGCTGGAGGGAATAGAGTCGGCTCTCGCAGAAGCGCGTGCAGAGAATCCTCTCGGCTCGGGTGAAGACGTTTCGTTTTGTCTTCGTGCGTCCGCTGCCGGGCATCAGCCGTATGTTGATATGGGTTTAGTGGCAGGACACATCGGGCACACTGTATTTGGATTACACAATACCGGCATAAAGGAACACAAAGCATGACGAAGATGCTCGTTGCACTCCAGTTTTGGTCCGGCGACCGAGAACACGCCAAGTCGCTCGCCCAATTTATCAGCGACATCGAAGAAAAACACAGCGACTTGGCTGACATTCTTTTGGTGAACCGTTTTGACTGCCCTTATTTCCCGGAAAAAATTACTACGGACCTTTCTAGGAAGTTCAACGTATTCCAATATCGCACTCGAAGCAGGCTCACCGGATGGCCGTCTGGTTGCAACGGGCTATGGACATCAACAATTGAATGGGTGCGGAGTATGTGCTACGCGGGCAAAGCGCCCATGTATAAGTGTGTATTTACTTGTGAGGCGGACGGCGCTCCGCTTTGCAAGGACTGGGTTTTACGGCTTCACGCGGCATGGGGCCGAGTCAATTCTATTTCTCCGGTTGTCATAGCGGGCCCTATGGTAGGCAGTGACGCGCCAGATGCCCCGATTGCGACACATATCAACGGGAATTGTTTGGTCTCATGTAGGCGGGATGCCCTTGACTGGATTCTCAAGACCGTCCCGACTGTTCACCCCATGGCCGGATGGGATTACGCGATGCGACATGAATTCAAGAAACATGGGTGGGCCAATATACCGGAGATACAGAGTATATATAACACCCCGACTTTTTCCCCAGAGGAATATCAATCCTTCGTGGATAAACGGTGGGCCTGGATTCACGGCGACAAGTCCGGCATTCTGATGAAGTATGGGAGAAAAGCGTTTAATCTATGATGGACCCCCAGAAGAAAGTTTTCATAACCGGCCATCAGGGTTTAGTTGGCTCTGCCCTTCACCGTCTTCTTCGCCAGTGTGGTTACGACAACATAGTCGTCGCGTCCCATGCCGAAGTTGATTTGTCGAACGAAAGCCAGACCCGGAGATTTTTTGGCGACCACCGACCCGCCTACGTGTTTCATTGCGCTGCCTGGGTTGGCGGCATCATGGCGCACACTAGCTGTTCGACGGAAGCAATTCTCCAGAACAGCGCCATACAGAACAACGTGCTCTCTCTTGCGGCTACGTATGGGGTTGAGAAGCTCCTGTTCCTCGGCAGCGCGTGCGCGTATCCGAAGCGCGCCGCCGTCCCGATTACTGAAAGTGAACTATTGACAGGCCCTCTTGAGGAAAGCAATAAGGGATATGCTCTGTGTAAAATCTTGGGGCACGAGTTGTGCAAAGCTTTCCGAAACGAGAAGGGCTGTAATTTCATTTCGTGCATCCCTACTAATCTTTACGGCGTAAATGACAACTATGACCCCTACAAGTCGCACGTAATTCCGGGGATGATTCACAAGTTTCATCAGGCGAAACTGAAACAGGAAGACGTGACGCTCTGGGGCTCGGGCAAGCCGGTTCGAGAATTCCTATGGTCTGCTGATTTGGCATCCGCATGCTTTCGGCTAATGAACGATTACGACGGAGAAGACCCGGTCAATGTTGGTTCGGGAGAGTATTGCGACCTGGCGAACCTCGCGTCAGTGATTGCCTGGGTTACAGACTTTCGAGGAAAGATTCGGTGGGATGAGTCGAAGCCAGATGGAACTCCCATTCGTTTCCTCGACAACTCCAAGATTCGAAAACTGGGGTGGACCCCAAAAATGTTACTCGAAGACGGGCTCCCAGTCGCCTACAGGGACTTTTTATCAAGACAATGAAACTGCTCGTCTCCGTTCACTGCTACCAAGGCGACATGAACCAAGTAGAGACCCTATGGCCCGCGCATATTCAGCATGGCGCGCCGGTTGTTGTTCTCTCGCCAGATGACTCGCCCGTCTTTAGGCCGGGGGCATGGTGCCGGACTGCCGGGAAGCGCTGCTATATTGGCCCGGATTCTTTGGACCGCCAGTTTCTCCAGTTGAAAGCCCTGCTTGATTTCGAGGCGGATTGGTATCTCGCGAATGACGCCGACTCTTGTCTCCTGTCGCCTGGGCTACCGGATTACATCTTCTCGCGACCGGACGTAATCTGGTCTAACAAAGTTCCAGACGACATACACATTCGTAAGCCTAACTACCCTCTGCCCCGGTTCGCCCTCCAGCCGCCGTATGTTTTTTCTCGGGAGACCTTGGAACGGCTTATTTCGAGAGGTCAGTTCGACATCCGGGACACGAACCTTTTTGGTCAATACGGAACGGAATACGGTTGGGTGCAGACGCCGTATATAGACTGGTATATGCTCGCGCTCTCTTATTATGCGGGAGTCCCGTCACTCGGCTTTTTGGACGGGGCTTCTTGCCCGACTTCGGAATGCCCTGTCGGCTCCAGTATCCCGGGCGCTCGCCACAGTGGATACACCATCATGCACGACCTTGTGCGAAACAAAGGAATCCGATTCATCCATTCCGTCAAAGACCGCAGCGTGTTTGATGATTTGTGCGCGGCGCGAACAGCGTATTTGGTCGGGAGTTAACGGGAGCTAAATGGTAGCGCATTTTTGTAGCAAATGTAAGTGTCCCGCAGAAAGGCCCGGGTATTGTCGAGAATGTTTTCGAGTCTATTTCAAAGATTGGCGTGTTAAACATCGAAAGAAGTATAACGACTATTTAAGACAGACTGGAAAAAGGAGACGCGCCAGTAATCTCGAACGACGGAGAGAGGCCCACCGTAAAAAGACCTACGGGTTATCTTCGAAGGACTTCGAACGCCTTGTTAGGATGCAAAATAATAGATGCTCGATTTGTGGGTTTGCATTCAAAACCGACCGCGGGAGAAATGATATTCCTTGGGTGGACCACGACCATGCTACGTTACAGGTTCGGGGCCTTCTGTGCGGAGGGTGTAACCGAGGATTGGGGCAGTTTAAGGATAGTATCCGGTGCCTAGAGTCGGCGATTATATATCTTCGTAAAGCGGGGTTGACGTAATTCGGATTTCTTGCGACTTCTACTCAGAAGCTCTAAAAATGCTCTGGAGATAGCTTCACCGGAGAGCGCCTAATCCGCTATTTGGCCGTAGCGAAAAGAGTCCTTTCATGCGGGACAACTTGCATGGACCGGAAATTTTCGGGACACGGTTAAATTAGTCCCATCAAAAGATTAGGCAATTTTTATGGCTTTTTTCTGCGACGACCCTTCTGCGATTTCTGACATCGCCTCGAAGGATACAAACAGAATCGTAGGGACCATTGCCAAGGCTCTCGCTGCTAATGCCGTTTATATGAACGTCATTGGGGGCGGGGTGTTTCCTTCTGGCACGTCCGACGCGATTCGTTCAATCGTGCAAATGCAGGCGGCTCCCGGCGATTCTCTCGCCATTCCGACCTTCGTTTGTGACACCGACATCTGCGGCCAGAATGGCTCGCAAGACCTCACCGACACTGTTGAATTCACTCTGCGCCTCGAATCATTCCGTGGCCGGGGTCCGAATATCTGCGTGAAGAAAGGTTACGCCGCCTTCAAGGGCTCGTATGTCATGGCTGAGGATTCGCTCAAGAAACTCGTCACCCAGTATATCAACGCGGACGTTCGCGCCCAGTTGTATCTCCGGAGTGCCTCGAAGTTCACCGCGAATGCAAACTACGATTTCAATTCGCTGTTCACCGGCGGACTTGAGACTGACTTGGGTGTGAAATTCGCACCCCTTCTGCCCACGGGTCCTATGACCTTCAAGGCGCTGCATTTCATCGCTCGGTATCTGCGCGAAGTGTTGTTCGCTGACTGGTATGATTCTGGTCAGGGAATGCCGCATTTCCGTTTCATCGGCGGCTCCGACCAAGTGGAGTATTTCCGCTCTGAGGTTGGCGTTCAAAACGTCATGGTTGCTTTGACGACTGGCGGCTACAAACTCGGCGAGACGACCCTGACGGCCTACTCGTTTGAACAGTCCCCGGCTTACCGCGGCATCGCCTTCGGCGTTGACCAGCGGCCTTTGCGGGCGACCGGCTTCAACGTGGACGGCACTTTGGCGCTCGTTGACCCCGTAGTTGTGGTTAGCAAACCCGCTTCCGGGACTGCGTTCGCGAAGCCGAATCCGGCTTGGCTGAATGCGGCCTATGAAGTTGGCGTGCTCATCGCTGACGGCAGCTTTGAAAGGCTCGTGCCTGAAAAGTATGTTGGCGAAGGCTCGTTCAAATTCGCGCCTCAGCTTCACATGGGCGAACTCGAATGGCACTACCAGATTGACAATCAGTGTAATCAATGGGGTGACTTCGGTTGGCACAAGTATCAAATCACTCGCGCTTACCGGCCTCTGCGTCCGCAGCACATTATACCGATTCTGTATAAACGCTGCACTGCTGACCTCGGCTTGGTTAACTGCGCGACGACTGACGCGTCCAGCTATTCTGGCGCTGATTCCTTCACGTCCATCGGCGTCTGTGGCGACGATGAGACTCCAGTAGTCGGCCCCGGCGTCCCCACGCTGTGAGGCTGGAACGACTCACTTTTCACCCGCGAGGGTGAACGGGGGTAGGGAACAATGGGGCGAGGCTTTAATAAGTCTCGCCCCTCCTCCCAATGAGCAGAATGGATATTCTTCACAAATTAGTGGGAGACGATAACCGCTTCTTGGCACTGGTGAGTGTCAATCTTTCGGCGGCAGCAATTGCAGGATTCATTCAAAAGTTCACGCCTTACATGAATGCAGTTCTTCTACTAGCGCAGTTAGTAATTGCACTTTACACCGTCGTCCATATCATAAAGAAATCCCTTAAATCCCATGACTCTAAAAACACTAAAAGACTTGGCCGGAACCGCGATGCTCGTCGCGTCACTCGTAATGCTCGTCGGTTGCGGGACCTTGATTCCGAAGAAAGTTGAATTCTTCCAGAAGAAGGTTAAGGCCGTGCCGGAGAAGACCGCTTCGGACCTGGAAGCGGAACGCCAAGCGGCTTATGCTGCTTCCCTGACGGCCCGGCTCACGGTTGACGCGGCCATAAGCAATAACGACCCCGCGTCCGTGGTAACTCCAGCCAAGAATACCGAAGCATTGACTACTGCCGTTTCGACAAGCCTCGGACCCCCGCAGTCGCTTCCAGCTGGCGCTGTTACCAATCTCGCAAATCGAGTTATAGAAAATAAAGCAGAGTTGAATCGGAAGATTGCTCGATACGCCGACAAAGTCGAACCGCTTGTTGGCAAAAAAATCGAGGGCACCGGCCTGATTCGGGTTCCATACTTCGTTTATATCGGCGCGATTGCTCTGGTGATTTTTCTCCTCTATACCGGCCTTAAAATTTACGGCGCAGTGAACCCCGTCGTCGGCCTCGGAACTAACGTGGTTGGTCGCGTGTCTAGCGCAGTTCTGTCCGGTGCGGTATCTGAAATTTCCAAGGGCGGCGAGTTATTCAAAGATAAAGTTGTAAAAAGTGAATTGACCGCCGAATTAAAGGCTAAGATTATTGAATGGTTTTCGCACGCGCACGACTCAGCGCAAGACCAATCCACAAAGGAGATAGTCAAGGCGCTCACGGTTAAACCTACACAGACGTAAACATGAGTTGCTCAAAATGCGGCGATTGTGGGAATGACAATCCGAACCCACTGAATTCTTGCGACAAGCTTGGGTGTGATAATCCGTGTGGGCACCCTGGACCGAACAATTCCGCCGCGTGCGAGACTCTGCCGTCGCAGATAGACAATTTTACTCTCCAGTTTTTCGGAGAAGTCGTCAAGACAGAAGTGGACGGCAAAGTGGTCTGGTCTTTGCCCTGTGAACTTGACCGGGGTCTCCCCGCGAACCCCCGGGGCGTAGACGAACCTCTCGGCTGTTACATATTGCGGCTTTTCCAAGACGGAATAATCGGGGAACAGGGACCGCAGGGAAATCCCGGGGACGCGGGAACGAACGGAGTGGATGCTTATACCGTTGTATTGGCGCCATTCGCAACGCCCAGTCTTGAACATCCATACGTCCAGGTTGTTACACGCTTAAACGCAAACATTGTAACTGGCGAAAATATCTTTGTTGAAGGGTCCGGTTGGTATAACGTCGTAGGAACTGACGGCACCGGCGTTCTGTTCATGAACCTTATTGCGCGGCTGTCCGACGCAGTGGCGATTGTTCCTGTCGGCGCTCTCGTGGTCCCGGCGGGACAAACCGGAGTTGGAACTAAAGGCGAGACTGGCGATAAAGGTTTGATTGGAGACCAAGGCATCCAAGGGCCTAAAGGCCAGCCGGGGCAGGATGCCGTATCTGTAACCCAGAATAACGGATTCTTTTTCACTACGACCGGAAATGATTACGATTTACTCGCATTCACGGACGAAAACTTTCATCCGGTCTGGTTCTCAGTCGCGTCTCCGGGTTATCCTCCTATAACTCCGACCGCCGCCGACCCGCGATTCACCCTTCCGAATGCGGGAACGTATTTGATTGTTGGAAAAACGGCGGCCAATGTCCAATCGAATACCCAAATCAAACTGTTCAGCGTAACGAACAACTTCGATATCCCGGGCACGACTCAATTGATTGCGCCAAGCGCGGCTAATGAATTTCGTCACTGTCCTTTTGCGGCTATCTACACCGCTGGCGGCGCGGATACAATTCAACTTTACGCAAGCCGTATCTTGGGATTTATGGATGGGGGTCTCGCGGGTGCTAACAATGTCGTCTATGACCTCGCCGTCCAGAGTGACGGAAAGATTCTTGTGGCCGGGGTGTTTACCCAGATGAACGCGGTTTCCATTAACGGTATTGCGCGGCTCAATGTTGATGGAACGATTGACACTTCATTCAACGCTGGTGTTATCGGTCCGGCGGTTCCCGGAGTCAACGGGGGAGGAACGGTCTTCACGGTTGGCGTAATGGCTGACGGGCATGTAGTCATCGGCGGAAACTTCTCGTCTTACCGCGACACGGCGGGCAATCACACAGTCAGCAAACTTGCCATCCTGAATTCGGATGGAACTCTGCACGCGGACATGGTAGCGTCTCATCCGGTTATCAATGACACCGTTTTCTCGTTGGATATCGACGCGAACAATATGGCCGTTATAACTGGCGCATTCACGACGGTTGGCGGCACGACTCGGAAGCGCATCGCTCGAATCCAAACATCCGGTGGTCCCGGAACTACTGGATTCTTGGATACCTCTTTCGGAACCGTTACCAGTGGATTAAATAACACTGGCCGCGCCGTAAAAGTTCTTGCGGGCGGTCTCATAATGGTTGGTGGAGATTTCACGGCGTCTTTGAAAAACGGTGGCGGAGCCGCGTTGCATTCCCAGCGCATTTCCAGGTTCTTTGACACGACTGGACTTCCAGACGAGACTTGGGCCAGCACTACGGCGAATCAATTTAATTCTCCGGTCTATTCTATCGAGGAACAAACGATAGCCGCCGGAACTTTGGGCCAGATTCTTTGCGGAGGTTCTTTTTCCACTTATGACGGAACATCATCTCCTAAATTCATTCAGTTGACCGCCGCCGGTGCGGTTGCGACAGCCTCGGCTGGTTTCAACAATGACGTTCGCGCGGTTTCACTCGATATCGTTGGGAACATTATAGTCGGAGGGTTGTTCACGAAATTCGGACCGGCGACCACAAACCAAACTCATTTGGCTCGGATTATTCCCGGCACGGGTGCGCTCGACACTTCCCTCGGCGATGTGAACATCGGAGTTGCTGGCGATATTGTGTATTCCGCATGGGTTCAGACTGACACGAAGATTTTGATTGGCGGCACTTTCATTTCTGTCCAAACAATCCCACGAGGGCGCATCGCCCGGCTCTTGACGGATGGAACTTTGAATACTGTCCCCTCTGGCACTCAGACTATTCCGTATCTTTACACTGATATCACATGGACGCAGATTGCCTAAATCCTACGGCAGTAAGTGGACACAATTCCGCTGCATGTGAGTCGCTCCGCAGCAAGGTGGCGAACTTCACTTCGCAAATGTTTGGTGTTGTCACCAAGACAGACGTTGATGGTAAAGTTGTCTGGACTCTCGGATGCAATTTGGAGTCGGGGCTTCCTGCCGACCCCCGTGGATTCGGCGAGGGTGTTGCGTGTTATTTTTTCCGGTTGCTCTACGATAACATACTGGAGTTGACTGGAGACAAAGGTGACATAGGTCCGAGCGGGGTGAACGGTAAAGATGCGGTCTCCGCTACGACCGCTGATTTTTTCCAGCCGAGTGTTGGGCTCACAATCACGATTTCCATTTTGGCAACTCGCGCACTTTTGCCCGGACTGATTGTGTTTGTCCAAAACTCAGGCTGGTATGATATCGTTTCAAACGACGGGGATACGGTGGTTATAACCCTACGAGAGGCGCTATCGTTTGCCCCCGTTGTCGTGCCTTTGGGGGCAGTTATTGTTCCCGTCTCTCCGGGCGGGCGTCCTATCGTCGGCGATAAAGGGACTCCCGGGGACAAAGGTCCCGATGGCGACCCTGGAGACGAAGGCGTCAAAGGCCGAGACGCGAACGCAAACATCAACGGGTATTTCTTCGGCGCGGGAAAATCGGATTTTGTTACGACCATCGTCAACAATACTCCCGTTCCGGTTCTGCTAGATGGCTCGTTTGTTGACATTCCTATTACTGTGGCCGGAACCTACTATATTGTGGGAACCACAAAGACTGTTGTCGGAACTTCCGCCGTTATTTTTCTCGCGCTCATTACTTGGGCCGTGATTGACAACGCAACGGGCGTGACGCTATCGACCTACAACACTGAGGCGGAAGCAAACGCGGCGGCTCAAGTTGGCCAGCACGTTGAAGTAAAAATTCAAGAAGTGCTCGACACAACTTTTCAAGCAACGCCGTACGAACCTCGGCTGCTACAGACTTTTTTCTTCACCGTCAGTCCCCGGACTATCCGGCTCTACGTGAACCAAGACAGTGCGCCCCTCGTTAAGGTCAAGGCGTCTGCAACCAATTTGAACTGGGTCCAAATCGCATGAGAACTTGCAAATGCAAAGTAAAAAATACTCGCAATGGCTGCAATCTTCCCGTGGCTAGGATTCGGGGAAATTCCTGCAAGACGGCGCGAGGCGGAACACCCACGATTAAAAGTCCGCAATACAAACTTGCGGTTACGAACGACAACATAAACGCAGACAAACCTGTTGATATTTCGGCGATATGAGTTGCAACAATCCATGCGGTGACGGAAGCGCGGGAATTCCTTCAAACCTATCCCCCGAGTGCGACGGCGGCGAAGCGGCTCCGTCCGGGAAATATGTTTTAGTTCCTGGCGCTAAAGGTTCACAGGGAACCCCGGGGATTCGCGGTAGGGTAGGAGAAACAGGGCCCCCGGGGGCCACGGGGCCTGACGGCAGTCCGGGCAGCACGGGCAGCACTGGGGCCACTGGTGAAACTGGCGGCACCGGTGGCACCGGTGGCACCGGTGGCACCGGCGGTACGGGCGGGATCGGTGCGACTGGCGAGACTGGACCAGACCGCTCGACGCTCGACACTGCCGCCGGAGACTTGTATCTGTGTCAAGTTCAAGGAATGCGTCCTTATATGGAGGCAGTTCTCGACCACGGAATTATCACGTCCTTGACCCCCACTTTCGGGGCTTCGGAGGATTTTGAAAAATACGCCAACGGAACGGCCAGTGGATTTTCTGCCGGATACGGCTGGAACGGGGCGGCAGCAATTTTGGGAACGGGGGCCGGGTCCATAACCACGGGCACCCGCTCGTTCCCTACAGGCGACAAAAAATATCTGGAACTTCCCCACAATGCCGGATACGCAAGAAAATTTTCTTGGGGTTCCGATTGGACTAAAATTCGTATCGGTCTTCTAATGGCCGTACCGGGCGGCACCAGCATTACGGGGACGACTCTTTGGTTCGGGGTGGGAAACGGAACCGCCAATGAGTATGACGCAAGTCCAAATTGGATTGGATTTTCAACATCAGTAACGGGGACACCTACTCAGACATGGCAATTTCAAAGCACCCCCTCGTATTTTAAAATGGCATCTGTCCGGGGTTCCGTTCAAAATTACATCGGTGGTTTTCAGACTTCATATCAGGACGGAGGCGGTTCGGGGCTCATAGACATTCCGTCTGACGAAGACCCTCCTAGAAAGGGCGCGATTTTTTTGGAAATAAACAAGGCCGCGTCGGCCACCAATTACGGATTGACGTTATACGATGTTGAAAGCGGGGTAATGGCAGGAACGGGTTTTGATACCGGGCTGCACCGATTTTTTGCGAATTTGGATGACCGAGACAAGCCGGAGACCCTTATATATACGGCTAGTTCGGGGTATTCTATAGCGGCCTCGGAAGCTGCTGGAGTGTTCGATTCGTTTTCCTTCTCGTTTCGGTCTTCGGCGGGCGGACGAGTAATTCAAATCTACGCGTTAGGCGCTGTTCGGTTGTATTAAATCTAAAAAGCGGTAACTATTAAGTGTTATGGACAATCTGCCAATCAATTTAGAACTACAGTATCCACCTCTGGGGCCGGGGGAATTAAACCGAGAAGCACACTTTCCTACCCTCCACTATGAAGGACCTGAGGAGTTGGATTTGCCACAAGATGGGCTAATGACGGTCAAGTATCACGTGAAACGGGAGACCAGCGAGGTTGACCGTAAAACCGGAAAACATTGCTATTATTGCGACATCGAAGTTTTGTCCATTGAAAAGGTAAAAAGCGACGAGGCAGTTGCCCCTGCGAAAAGCGGAAGCGAAGCGGCGGACGCCCTGGACAAATTGATGGCGGAGCAAGAAGACGGCGAAGACGATGCCAACGAGGAAAATGAATATTAATCCGACTGGAGGTTCGCTTGTTTATTGTTGATGACATCTGGGACGACGCCATTCAAATTATCGGAGAGAGTGACCCTCAGAAAGTTTTCCGGTGGTTGTCTGATGCCATTTCGATGACGGCAAACAAAGCCGACCTCGAAGGATGGAAAGGCTATATTGATATCTGTTCGGCTGGCTGTTCTTGCAGCGACACATCAACGTGCAACAACCCCGCGGGTTGCGGGCGGCGTTGTATTTCGTTGCCGCGAGAAGTTGACACAGTCATCGGAGTAAACATTGGCGGTCAACCAGTGCTCGGCTATCACCAGCTTTTTGAATTTCACTTGAACGGCCCAGGCTCATGCCGGACGGTCTGCGAGTGGAAATGGCAGGACCAAGGCGGCGGTCATCCGACCTACCGTGAACTGGTTCGGCCTTCCAAAATCGTCGCGCACTTACAGAGTGTAGAAGATAATGGGAAGAAAGTAATAATTTATGGATACGATGACGCGGGGCATGTTCTTCGTCGTCAAGAAAACGGATGTTGGCTTGACGGCTATCGTGTGCCCACGATGTATGGACTGGCTATTCCGGACTCTGAGGCACCCACAATCGCCCGAATCACGGGCGTTTATAAAGAACCCACAATTGCAGAAATTAGTCTGGCAACTACAGACAGTTCTGGTTCTATTGGGACGCTGCTTACTGTGATGGAACCGGACGAGACTCTACCGCAGTATCGACGAATCCAACTCAACCGCTCGTGTAGTTGGGCGAGAATCGCTTTTATCCGGGTCAATCCGAAAGTAAAATCGCGATGGGACCACATTCCTCTCCGAAGTCCGCTCGCTTTGCTTATGGCGTTGCAGGCCCGCCGATGTTACAAGGACGTCACCCGCATCGCTGAGGCTCACAGCTATGAAGCTGACGCGCTTCGTTTGGAACTGGAAGCGCAGCAGAAGGCCGAACCTCCGGTGTTCATGCCGATGCAGGTAATTGACATGTCGAATCCGCGTGACAAGTATGACTACGATATCCGTTGATTCAAAACAAAGAAGCATAAAAGATTTTATGAGTTGCAATTGTCCACCCGGCGCGTCGCCAGAAAATTCAGTATATCGTTTAGTTCCTGGTCCCACAGGACCTATTGGCTCGCCGGGTCTCCGGGGCGCTAAAGGCGACAAAGGCGACAAAGGCGACAAAGGGAATTCCTTTTTTTCCAAGTTTCAGGCATTACGGTCCATCACAACAATTTCTCCCGGAATAACCGCGATAGATTTTTTATGGACGACCCCCTTCCCAGATAACAACTATTTTGTACTCTTTCCTAACCCGCCATTTGCCCCAGGGGCAGTTCTTCCTCCGCCCCCGGTGTTTTCGGTGACGGATGACTTTACTAATCCCGTAATAAATCCCTTATGGACCCCGATGTATGGTGTGCTTTCTCCCAGTATCGGCAATCAACTTCGAGTTGCTACGAATGGACCATTTGATAATCGGGCTGTGATGGGATTTTCGGACCCTAACTGGCAGGCGAATCAATACTCTCAGGTGCGCGTAACCGCTGTGGATACTACTGGGAACCCGGCGGGCCTCGGCCCCGCAGTGTATGTAAATGCGGGAACAAACCTCGAATCTTTCTATGGGTTTTATATCGAAGCTATCAATAGCACCGGATATATTTTTAGTTCGGTGAACGGAGTTACCACGGTATTAACCTCGGCAATCATGCCCCATGCCGTCGTGAATGACGTTTTACGGCTTGAAATCGCCGCTGGTGTATTAGTCGCCAAAGTTAATGGAATCGCGGTATTGGTTTCACCCATTGGGGTAAGCATAGGCTTTGGTTCTCCGGGCGTTCAAGGAGAGAACGCTAACGATTTTCGGGTCAATGACTGGGAAGGAGGAAATATTTCTACCCTCCCCGTGATTATGCCTGTAGGAATCGGTCCCTGGACATATCTCGCAGCCGGAACAGGAGTCCGAATGACTCTCGAAAATTTCAACCTAGCTCCTTTAGATACGCAGATTGATATCATAGGGTTTACACTCGCATAATGCAAACGTCTAACCCTCCTAATTCGACAATCGACATCGACTCGACTTTTTTGCTCGGGTGCGAATCGGATGTGTCGCCTTCCCAGGTTGCGTTAGGCTCAAGCTGGATGGCAATCAATATGTTGAACCTCGGCGGGCTCTGGTCTTGCCGCCCCGGCTACCATTGTTTAGCCACTTTTCCAGATGGGAAGCTTCAGGGTGTCGCTCGATTTCATCCGGTGCTCGGCGAAGAACAGATTTTGGTTGCCGTCGCAGGAAAAATTTACGCGTCCAGTTTTCCATACACTGAATTTCATGTCATCGAAGGTCTCCAGTTCTCTCCGACTGCGAAACAAATCTATTGGGCGCTCACGACTCAGGCCGCGAAGCGAGACACGACTGATTTTGCGTCCACCATCACCGTTATCGAACCGAAAAGTGTGTTGATGATCCAGGACGGGGGCTTCACCGCGCCGGGGTGGTATGACGGCTCGAACTCGGGACACATCAAGGGCAACCTTTTCGAGACTCCCGCCGGGGGTCCGATGGCTTGGGTGGGCGACCGCCTATGGGTTGCGAATGACAACATGGTTTTTGCCAGTGACATCGCGAACCCATTCAGTTTTCGGGAACAAATTTACCTCGGTGGCGTGTCCGCGTTCTTTTTCGTAAGCGAAGTTACGGCCATGGTCCCGACGCCAAGCATCGAGTCGCCCCAGTTGATGGTTTTCACGGGTGTCAATGGCTCAATTTTGCAAGCGAACATCCGAAATCGGGACTCGTGGCCTACGACCCCGAACTTTCAGGAGGAAGTTGTACAAGTTGGATGCCTCTCGAACCGCTCGGCGCTCTCTCATTACGGTCAAGTGGTCTGGTTCTCCCCCTCGGGAGTATCCATCTATGACCCCGCGACCTCGGGCAAGCTTACGAGTCGGTTGCCGGTGCGCGACAACGAAATGTTGACCAGTAAAGTCGTTCTATCGGACGATTTGAGTCAAGTAGCGGCTGGCGCATACGGTCAATACCTCTTGATGAGTGTTCCGGCGGAGGATACCCACAACCGTCACACTTGGGTCTTAAATCACGCATCGCTTTCGACCCTCAGCGACGAATCCGGCCCATCATGGTCTGGATACTGGCTTGGCACTCGTCCCGTTGAATGGGCTTCCGGGATTTTCGCCGGACAAGAACGTATTTTCCATGTGTCTGTGGATTACGACGGTAAAAATCGTCTGTGGGAAGCCTTTAATCCAAACCGGCTGGACAATGGATGCCCGATTACTTGGGCCTTGTTTACTCGCGGTTATTTTGGAACCACTTCTCAAACCGGAAAACCCCCAGGGTTCAAAGTCCGCTTCCAGTGGGCCGACTTCACCGTCGCGGGTGTTGAAGAAGACCTCGATTTCGGAGTCTTTTACGCCGGGGGGACTTCCGGCGCATTCAAGCCCGTCGCCAACACTTTGATTCGGGCGCTACGAGGCTCGATGGATGCTGACACCGAGATTACGATGCAGTCGGAAATCTTTGCGTTTAAGCCGCAATCTCGGACGATTCAAACAGTCGATGCGGACCAACAATCTGTTCTCACGAACGACGGGTCAACCGGGGTTGAACGCGAAAAAATTTCGAACATCGACCGCTCATTCCAGCTTCTTGTAGTCGGACACGGGCCTTGCACCCTTCGAGAAATTCGGGCGTTCTCGCTGCCCGAGCCGGAAAATCCGGCGGGCAATCCGAAAGCGTTTTGCCCGGAGTCGTGTCTCAACGCCGTTCGATACGACGGGCTCGCGACTAAGTCCAACAATTTCAAGTCAGTGGTTGACGCTTTGTCCCTCGCGCCTGAGTCTTTTTATACGTCCAGCAAAACGGTAGTGTTGGAGAAGGACGGTTTCAAGGCCGTCGGGATTGGGTTTGCGTCCAGTATACTTTCACAAGCAGCGGCGGACCGTGTCGCGAACATCGTTGCGACGAAACGCGCAGACAAAGATTTACAAGCGATGCTACCGTCGATTATTTCGGTGGGGCTCGGTCTCGAACACACAGGATGAACGTAATTTTAGACAATTTATTTCTTCGTAAGCCGCGTATCGAATACGTGTCACCCCCGATTTGCGAATCAACTGTTAACACATCCAGTTCTGGAGAGGTAGTCACTTCTTCGGAAGACGAAGTCCTAATTGACCTGAACACTATATGAGTCTTCAAAACACGAACCTGTTAATCCAAATGTCTCCTCTCCCGGCAACTTTCCGGGGAGGGCCAAATGACCTAGCCGCCGAAATGGTTCGCCGGTTTAAGATACTATCTCCTGGAGGGGCTAACTTCATTTTCATTGGCGACATTGAACCTACGTCTAATGTCGGGCCTTGGTTAAAAGGCGGAACTCAATGGTGGGTATGGGATGAGGCAACCAAGCGATATGTTCCTCAAGATATATCATCGTCATTCACTATTCCGTTTTGGATTGGGAATTCTCAGCCGTCCTCTCATGACCCCGAAGTATGGCTAAAGACCGAGAAGGACGCGACTGATGTTGATTCATCTCATGGCGCGACCATCGGATGGTTTCAATGGAATTCGGTCACGCTCTCTTGGGAGGGAATCAGTCCCATAGTTCGCTCGGGAACCACGGCACAGCGTCCGACTTCTCCGGAAAATTTGCAGCAGTATTACGATACGGACATACAGACTCTAATCTGGTGGGAACGGTCCGCATGGCGCACCGTGGACGGCGTCAAAGGCGACGTGAAGCAGGTTGTCACGGAGCTTTTGCAGGATGCCCTGGCCCAGAACCCGGGGTGGGGGTTTCTTGGTGACACGAACCAGTCATGGCGAGGGCGGGTGCTCGTCGGCGCGACGACGGACCCCGGCGTCAATCCAGCCAGCAACTTTCCGACATCTCCGGGGGTGAGTCCCCAGACTTCTTTGGTAACGTCCGGTGAAACGGTGACTCTGGCGGGCGCCCCTAGCTCGATTACCGTTCCGCCTCAACTGGCTCTTTGGGCGCTCTACAAGCAATGAGGAACAGGTAACTTTTAAAGGATGGCTATTCCTTTCACTATTAAAGCAGTGGACCGGCAAGACGAAATCTATGCCGCTGTCGCGGTTATCGGCCCTCAAGTGGCGGTCAAGAACATCGACGTTGATGAACACCCGGTTCCCGGCAACATCGCGAAGAACCTTGCGCAGCAGGCCATGTGTAATCCTCGGTTCAGTTTTTTCGCGGCTTACAGTGACACCGGTGCGGCGCTCGGATACATTTGCGGAGAACTTCGGGAATCCATATACGTCCCAAACCAAATCAACAGCTACGAACTCCTATGGGTTGTAGCGGACCAGCACCGAAAATCTGGAGTCGGCCTCGCGCTACTCAGCACTTGGGAAATTTTCTGCAAGCACCAAGGGTGCAAACACGTTTACATGGGCCTGAGTGCCCACACTCAACCGGAAATTCTTCGGAGAATTTACGCCGTCCGCGGCTATAAACTTCATTCGGAGAGTTATTCAAAGACTTTTTAATTCCATGGGTAATATTTTAGGATTCGTTGGTCAGATTGCCGGTTCTGCGATTCAGGCGTCGGCATCGAAGGATGTTACCCAAATGCAGTTGGACGCGATTAAGAAACAGCAACAGCTTGTTTACAATTCGCTTGACCCGTCTGTCATCGGCGGACAGGCAACGACCGCGGACATTCAACGTGCCCAACAGCAGTTGGCTTTGCAAGGGCAGATTGACCCCGCGCTGTTACAGACTCGATACGCCGCAGAGGGCGGAATCAAGAATCAGCTTGACCAAATTCTAGCTTCGAATGCACCGGCGGACCAAGTAGCCCGTATGGCTGCCCAAACTGCCTTGACCCCCACTCCGGGGTTAAGTGACGCTAAGAACAAACTCGTTGACGCCGCGTTAGCGGACTTGAAATCAGGCGCGACGCTTCCGCCTGACGTGGAGGCTCAGATTGTCCAGCACGGACTCGAACAGTCTGGCATGGTCACAGGAAAATCGACGGCCCAAGGAGTAGGCGGCACAATGCTTCGGACCCTTTTCGGTAACGAAGGCATACGGCTACAGGCGCAGCGCGAGGCGCAGGCCGCGACTCTCGCGAACAGTGCGCAGCAACTCGATACAGCACGCTCTCAAGTGCTCGGCTCTCTTTTTCCTAATCTTACAGCGCAACAGACGTCGAAACTGGCCGCCACGGGTTCCACTTTTGGCGCAACCCAGGCGGCAGTTCCGCAGGCAGGTCTTTCTGGCACGGACATCGCGAACATCTGGATGGCCCGTGTCGGAGCTACTAATCAACTCGCGCAAAGCGCGGCGAATGCTGCGTCGCAGGGCGCACTCGCCCAAGCTTCTATCTGGGGCAACGCCATCGGCGGCGCGACCCGCGCGGCTCCCGGCGCATATTCTGACATCAAGAATCTTTTTTCATCCAAAGTCAGCACCCCGGGCACCGACCTCTCGGGGGGCGGGGATTTTGGTGGTGATGGCGGCGGAGGCGGAAGCACAGAAGATTTCGCAGGTGAAGGACTTTGATAATGAGTTTCCTTGATTTTGCCAATCCATTAGCGGCGGCTGTTTTCGGCGGCGGAAACGGCGGAGGAAACAAGCCTAAGCCATATATTCAGCCGAATCCCGTTCCGGTGCATCTTACGTTGCCAACAGCACAACCTGATTGGAATACCGCGACGGTAAAAATTCCGACTGCGTCTCAACATGGTTGGTCTGGAAATTCTCTCCAGTCGTATCTTCAAACTTTTCAGCGCGGTGGCGGTCCAGCTACCGGGCAGCGGATTGCAACAACCCAATCTTTGTTTCCAAGCACCGGCGGGCCTGTTGCTCCTGATTGGGGCAGTATGCCGAAAGTTGCAAATCCCAGTGTCGAACCATCTGCGGGACAATCGGACATCATTCAGTCTCTTGTCAAGAACTCTGTCGGTGGAGAAATGTCACCGGCGGCTGCGGCTCTTTATGGCCGGATGCTCGGCGCTACTCCGCCCCCGGCGGTTGCTGCGGCTCAGCCTTCGACGATGAAACCGAGTCTTCCTCCTTATCTTGGCGGCGGAAACCCTCGCGGGTTTGGAATGAGGCAGAGGGGTGAATATAATCAAGGGTTCGACGCTGGGAGAGACTCTCTTTATAAGGGAATGACACCGCTACAAAAATCCCAAGCCCGCGCCGTGTATAACGAGACACAGCCGGTATCCTCTCTTAGATAACATCCAAACACAATACGAAGGAGATATACAATGCCAGGAGTAGGACAAAGTGATTTGCCGGTGATTTCGGCTGGAGTGCAAGCTACTCCGCTAGTTACACCGGCGGACCCGAACACGCTCAACTCAAACGCGGTCTCGAATTTGGTGGACGCTTTTCGACAAGGATTCATCACGCAAGAAGACATCGTGAGTCGCATCGGCGACGTGGCGCAGTCCAAGAACAAAGCCCTTCTTCAACAGTTGGGCGAGTACGTTTCGCCGGATGCAATCCAGGCGCGTCATAATGAACTGACGCTCTCGGACCCTGCGACAGAAGCGAAGCGATGGGAGATTGAACGCTCGAAATGGAATACTGTTTTCAACGGCGGCGTTGACGCTTTCCAGCAATACGGTCCGTGGTTCGGTCACTCTGGCGTGCCTACGAAAGTGGACGGCTCCCCAGACTTTCAGGCGATGGGCAAACTCGGTCAAGGCTTCAAGACTCCGATTTATATGTCGGAACTGGCGCAGCAAGGCTTGACGCCCGACCCCGCCCGCACCCAAGAGACGCAGGATGCGTCCGGAAAGAAGGGCAAAAAGGTTTTTAATAAGTTTGGTGTGGACATCACTGCCGGAAGTCCGGGGGAATCCTACTATCGGAGTTTGATGACAATGCTTCCGGGGCGCACCCCGCCGGGGAAGACCCCAGACCCTACGGCGAACCCCGAGAAAGGCGTTCCAATTCCGGGCCACGGCGCTGTGTCGCCGTCGGGTGCTCCAGTCAGTTCATACGACCCGAACCTGGGGGCTATTACGAAATCCGGGATGGACATCGGCGAAACACGAGAAAAAATTCTCGACAAGAACAATAGTTTCAAAATATGGGAAGGTAATAAGGGGAACATTGATGCCTTTCATAATATCGTCAACACAATCCACGATGCGAAGGAAGGCACTGATTCAGAATCCGTCCAAAGGAGATTAGAAGCCGAACGCGGGCTAGTCTATACGCTTTCTGAACTGCAACAGAACCAAGCGCAGGGCACGATTCCTCGTTCTGTCGTTACTAACTGGGAACATATTGTTGCTAATCCGAATCTCTCAGACCGAGTTAAAAGCATTATCGGTAAAGCGACCGGCAACCATCCCCTGACAGATAATCAAATCGAATCTTTAATTGCTCTCGGCAAGAATCAAATCGCG